TTTTGATTATCCATATCAGGCCCGAACCCTTGGTTTCGCTGGCGCTTTCGGTTTTTTATACTTCGGCCTGAAATTTTGGATCAAGGCCGCGAGGGGGTAGGTATGTACGGTCACACAAGTATCAGACGGTTAATTTCAGACGCATTAGCCGAATACAGGGACAATCTCAATATTTGTTTAACGATTGATGGTATGAGAGTAGACCCGGAATCCAACACAAACGAGGATATCAGGGAAGATAATACAATCAGTATAAATATGGATTTTGGTTTAAGGGATATCATTTTTCGCCATCCTGAAGAGTTTGTGCCTGAATTACACGATCCCCTGTTTACAGATGAAGAAAAAAAGCTTTTAGCAGAAAGGAAGGTGGCAGCATGACACTTAAAGAAATCGAAAAAAACATTCAGGAACTCGCTGCTGAAATGGCAATGAGCATCATTAAGCATATGGGCGTAACCGTTACAATAGCCGGTATGCGGGTTGATATAGACAATATCGAAAAAGAGATTGACGGTATCAAGGTCGAGATCAACGGCCCTGTATATGCTGATGGGGTTGAGTATGACCTTGTTGAAAGGGAGGTAGCATGAATACAGAAACAGCATTAGTGCCTAAAGATATTAAACCAATTGTTCTGTTTTCAGAAAACGGTCTCGATCCTGTTTTGGCAGAGATTGGGAAAAAAATATCCGCCTTTAAGCCGGATGTTTCAACACTAAACGGTCGTAAGGAAATAGCCTCGTTTGCTTATAAAATAGCCCAATCCAAGACATTTATCGACAACGCCGGTAAAGAGTTGGTCGCAGAGCAAAAGGCTAGAATAAAGCTTGTTGATGCCGAGCGCAAACGGGCAAGGGATTGGCTTGACGAAAAAAAGGCTGAAGTCCGTAAACCCCTGACTGAATACGAAGAGGCTGAAAAGCTCCGTATCGAAGAAGAGGCGTTGCGCATTGAGATTGAAACAGCACACGAAGAAGCGTTGAGAGAAAACGAGTTGGTTGACCGGCAACGCGAAATTGAGCGCAAAGAGGCTGAACTCAGACGGCAGGAAGAAGAACGTAGGCAAAAAGAAGAGGCTGAACGCGCTGAACGTGAAAGAATCGAGCGCGAAGAACGGTTGAAAAAAGAAGCGGCTGAACGCGCGAAACGAGAAGCAGATGAAAAGATCAGACATGAGCGTGAAGAAAAAGAACGGATTGAGCGCGAAGCCAAAGAAGCCGCAGAAAAAGCAGAACGCGATAGGATAGCCGCAGAAGAACGGGCCAGGATCGAAAAAGAGTTGGCGGTCAAACGCGCGAGGGAAGAAGCGGCGGCGGTTGCAAAAGCTGAACGTGAGGCAGAAGAAAAGCGACAACGCGAGTTGCAGGCAGAGGCGGACAGAAAAGCGGCGAATAGAAAACATCAAGCTTCCGTGAATAATAAAATCCTTCAGGCCCTTAACATTATCGGTGTTAATGAAGACACCGGGAAAAAATTAATAACTGAAATCGTGCACGGCAACATTCCTTTTGTTTCTATCAACTACTAAATAAGGAGGGTTATTATGACTACAGAAAAAACCCACTACAGAAAGGCATTTGACGCCCCGTATTTAAGCAGTGCGGATATTGTTGAGCCAACGGTATTAACGATCAAAAACGTTCAACTTCTGCCCGATAAAACCAAAAAAACAAAAGATAAATTCAACACTGCTTTTTTTATCGAAAAAGAGATCAGGCCTGGCGAAGAACTCAAACCTATGATCCTGAATGCCACAAACTCACGGACCATGCGGAATTTGACGGGTTCAGCCTTTATTGACGATTGGAACAACATACCGGTCACGGTCTATGTTGATAAGAACGTCCGTTTTGGTCGCAACACGGTTGAGGGGTTAAGGATTAGCACCGAGGCCCCGAGGCTAAGAAAACCGGAGCTGTTACCCCAAACACAGGCATGGGATAGGGCTATTGCCGCTTACCATAGAGAGGGGAATCTCAATTCCGTAAAACGTCACATGGAAATTAGCGCTGAGAATGAAGCGGCTTTAATCGCGGAGGCTGAAAAGAATGTGGCATAATATTGAACAGAACACGGACGAGTGGTTGGCTATGAGGGCCGGTAAGATTACTGGTTCTGTAATCGGAAGCATAATGGCAAACTACGGCAAGGCGTTTGGAGAACCTGCAAAAAAATTATCTGTAAACATTGCTGTAGAGCGGTTGACCGGAAAAATGATAGATAGCGATGGTTTTTCAAACGCCCATATGGATCGGGGCCACGCAGAGGAACCAATAGCCCGGTTGCGGTACGAAGAACTCTATTTCACAGATGTTACCAACGGTGGTTTTTTTGATAACGGGGACACTGGTTGCTCACCAGACGGGCTGGTTTCGGATAATGGTGTGATAGAAATCAAATCAGTCCTCCCCACCGTTCACTACGCCACAATCAAACGAAAGTCTTTCGATCCAAAATACAAATGGCAACTTGTATTTAATCTGCGTGAATCGGGCCGAGATTGGATTGATTATATCTCTTACTGTTCTTCTTTCCCTCAAGAAAGCAACCTTTTTGTATGCCATACAGAAAAAGAAGCTTTTTCAAACGAACTGGAAATGATTGAAACCCGGTTGGCTGAATTTAAAGCACTGGTTGAAACCGTGATGAACGACATTAGGGCGGCAGCATGATTGATTGTTTAGCTAAAAAGACCGGAAAGGGCCAGGTAACTGTATTCAGCGAGTCTGATGCTGAGTTGTTTGATGACTTCTATATCAACGAACCGTTGCGGGTTAAGGTTACAAGAGCCAGTAAAGTTAAAACACGGTCGTACATAGAACTATCCTGTTACAAGGGGTCTTGTCAGTACATTGCCAACATGAATTTCAACGAGAACATGAATACCAAAGAGAAGGTGGATCATCTAACTAAGATCCGGTGCGGTTTTGTTGAAACAGTTATCTACGACGACAAAACAAAACAAACCCATTGGTTGGTTAAATCACTAAGTTATAAGAACTGCGATCAACCCGAAAGCCACAGATATATTGCGTCTGCGCTTGAACATCATGCAGGATTAGTAGGAATCAGTAATGTGGACGATTATGTCAAACTTTTAGATGCTCAAAAATAAACCGGTAATCCGGACTGCTTCGCGCCGGATACCTCAACAATTATTTTTCTTTAGGAGAATTTTAACATGAAAACAGCTGTATTCGTCGGTGGGGCTTTCGATATGACTAAAAGGCAAGTTGATTCAACACAAACAAGAATATCCTTCTTTGAACCTTATGACCCAGGTTTTTGTGCTGACCATAACATACCAGATCAGAAGGTTGATTGCCGTATCATATGGTACAGACTTCAATTTAAAACGTCCCAAGGTGTTTTGATTTACGAGTATGATCTACGAGAAAAATAATAAAAACATGAACATGGACAGGCTACGCCAGCCAGTTATGTTGAGCATTATTGGAAACAACCCATGATATGCCCAAACTGCAAAAAAGAAATGAAATGTCCCTGTAGTAACTGCAACAACACCGGGACAGTATGGAAATGGGTAACAGGTAACGGTCACATAGAGTGCGGATACTGCGGGTATAGTATGGATATGGCAGCTTTTGAGGCCGAAGAATACCGGCAATATTTGGAGAGTAGAACGGAGGGTTTATGACACCATACAAACCACCAAGAGAAAGAATCAAAATCAAACGCAATTCCGCAATTTGGAAACGATTGGTTAAGCGAGTCCAGGAGCGCGACAGATACAGGTGCCAAGTATGTGGCAATATCTTCCCGAAGAACATGCTTGCACCACATCATGTAAAGACAGTCGGGGCCGGTGGGGATGATGCCCAATATAATTTAATCTCTGTCTGCCAGTTTTGCCATCACGACTTACACAAGGGGGTTACGATGATACCAGCAATATCAAAACAAAAATACAAATCACGAATCCCAACCCGGCAGCAGTGGGTTGAATACGAGCGCGAAAAATCGTTGATACAGCAGACATCAAAAACACAGCAGGAAGAAGACAGGAAACTTGAAGAACTTCGGGAACGGTTGGGAATTTAATGTCAGCACAAAAGGAGAATGGCTATACCGCGATAGCCAATGAACTTATGGAAGCATTAGCATCATATTCAATTCCAGCAACACAAATGCAATGTCTTTTTGTTGTTCTGAGGGATACTTACGGTTGGAATAGAAAGACAAGCTCTATATCGCTTACAAGGTTCGCTGATCTTACAGGATTAGACAGAAGGCATGTCCATAGAGCATTAACCGAGCTATCCAAAAAGAACATCATAAAAGTCGAAAAACGTAGTGCCAAAGATGGAACAAAATTAACCTCTATGTACCGCCTAAACAAGATATACACATCTTGGGTTTTTGTTCCAAAGAAGGCACGGGGTAGTGCCATTAATGGAACAAAACCTAGTACCAAAGATGGTACTGATAAAAACAATATAAAACAAAAAGAAAAAATATATAAAAAAGAAAGTTTGGGGATGTATGAAGTCGCTGTGAAAATCCCAGAGAACTATTCCATACAAAAAGAGCATTTAGAATATGCTTTGTCAAAAGGTTTGTCTAATTCACAGGCTAAAGATCAATTTGAGGCCTTCAAACTCCATTTCCAGAAAACAGGTAAAAAATATCAATCTTGGTATGCAACATATCAAACATGGGTGCGGAATGCGATTAAGCGAGGTTACATAAAGATTATCCAGCTTCCAAAGCCACAATCTCAAGAAGACATTGATAAAGAACTTGCGGAGAAATTAGCATGATAGAACCGTTACTTGACAGAACCCCACCGCATGACATGGATGCTGAACAGGCTATTTTGTCAGCCTTGTTTATCAATAACGCTGGCTTCGAATATGTAGATGATTTGAATCCTGATGATTTTTACAAAGGGGCGCACAAGAAGATATTCAGAGTTATGCTTTCTCTGACCAAGAAAAAAGAACCTGTCGATTTGGTGACGGTAGCTCATGAATTGAAAGCCCTGGATGAATTAGAATCAATAGGCGGCGCAGCTTATCTTGCTGCTATATCTGACAGCGCACCAGTAGCCCTAAACGTGAGGAAGTACGCCAATGTTGTTAAAAACCATGCCGTCACAAGGCAGATGATAACAACTGCGTCTGAAATTATTGAAAGGGGTTTAACGGTCAAAGACGTTGAGCAGTATATCAACGAGTCCCAATCCAAAATATTACAGATACAGACCACAAGCAGCAAAGATCAGATTTTTGATATGGAAACATTGATGCACGATGCGTTAGACCGGATCGAATCAGCCAGCCGGGATCAGTCAGGCACAGGATATACGCTTGGGATGCCGTTGCTTGATAATTTTATACAAGTTATCGGCAGTAAGTTGATATTGATCGCAGCAAGGCCGGGGATGGGCAAAACAGCACTTGCTTTATCTATCGCTCGTTATCTTGCCAACAGAGGTATCAAAGTCGGGTTTCTGTCAATCGAAATGGACAAGGAATCTTTGGCAGACCGGTTGTTATCGATTGAATCAGATGTAAATAGCCTGTGTTTTTATGCAAAGGAATCATTAAGCAAAGAGAGTATGGGGGCTATCAAGATGTCGGCTGAAAATCTGTCAGTCCTGCCTATTTATGTAGACGATGCAGATTGTAAAATACAGGATGTCGAGCGCAAATGTCGCAAGTTTAAGAAAATGGGGTGCCAGGTTATTTTTATTGACCAGCTATCAAAAATACGCGGTCAAATAAATCAATCAAAATTTGAAACTTACACAGACAATTGCAGCAATATAGCCCTGCTTAAAAAAGAGTTGAGATTACCAATTTTCCTTCTTTGTCAACTCAACCGGAACGTAGAGCAACGGCAGGATAAGAAACCGGAATTATCAGATTTAAAGCAAACAGGAATGCTTGAAGAAGATGCGGATATGGTCTTTTTGATTTATCGGCCAGGATACTACGACGAAACGAAAGACCCATCCAGAACAGATATAATTTTAGCTAAGAACAGACAGGGCGCTTTAGGCGTAGAACAGCGCGTCTTGTTCAAACAAAAACGCGGGATGTTCGAACTAATTTAAAGGAGAATAACATGAACTTAGCAATCCTTCTTGGGAATGTCGGCAGAGATCCAGAAATACGTTATGCACAATCGGGGACAGCGGTCGTTAATTTCACATTAGCCACAAACAAAAAGGTTAATGGTGAGGATAAAACATCCTGGCACCGTTGTGTGGTGTTTGGGAAGACTGCGGAGATTATCGAACAGTATGTTAAGAAAGGCTCGAAGATTGGGGTTGAAGGCGAAATATCTTACGGCAGCTATGATAAAGATGGAACTACGGTTTACACTACGGACATTATTGTAAACCGCTTCCATTTCGCCGGAGAAAAAGCCCAAAGTCACCCCAAACAGCAGCCAAACCAGGCACAAAGTCAGGGACACCAGGGGCAGGGGCCGATACCGGATGATGACATCCCCTTTTGATCAAACAAACCGGTGATCCGGGCAAGCCGGATACCTAAACATTAACAAAAAACTAAAGGAGGGTTGATATGAGTCCTGAAACTGAAAAACCTGGGGTACTGCGGGATGCGATATCTGAATCAGATTATCATGTAATCGCTAGAGAGATAGCAGATTTAGTATTGCAGAAACAAGCGGCTTATGGTGATTCTTTCGGACAGGCCGGAGATTTCCTCTTGCTTTTATACCCCGGTGGTATCCCAACAGAAAAATATGCCGACATGCTAACTATTGTTCGGATCTTCGATAAATTAAAACGCATTGCAACAGACAGGGATGCCCTAGGGGAAAGTCCCTATGGTGATATTCTAGGGTATTGCCTTCTTTCTTTGGGGGTTAAATAAATGTCACCAATGGAACGGACCCTCGCGATTATAAAACGTCACGGTTTGAAGTGGTGGAAAGTTGAATACTGGCAGCAGTGGGCAAGACGCAGGGTAGATCTGTTTAATATCATAGATTTAATTGTATTGGATGCCGGGATAGTCGGTGTGCAGGTGTGCGGGTCTGACTTCGCAGCTCACAAGCGAAAGCTTTTAAAAGATGAGGCTGATAATACAAAAGCATGGCTTAAAAACGGCGGCAAAATAGAGTTGTGGGGATGGCGAAAACTCAAGAAAGTGAAGGGTAAAAAAGCTACACACTGGAAGCCGAGAATAGCTGATATTACGTTATACAACGGTGAGCTATATTTTGAGGAAAGGGGGTAAGATGAAACCAGATGTAATATACATAACAGATTGCAGTGATTATGCCCCATCATTAGACGGGGAGATGTTCTGCGAATGCACGATTGACCAGATCGTATACAAGGAAATTAAATTGCCAAACGGTTCAAAAGTAAAAAATTATTCCTGTAAAGAGCACGGCGGTCTTGTGATGTGCCGTGTCATAAAATGCGTTGATTGTGGTGTTGAATTTGTTGTCGGCCGGACTGGTAGAGCACCGTTCAGGTGTGACAAACATCGTAAAGAGCGGAGGCGTGAAATATCCCGTAGACAAAAAAGGAAACAGCGGGCAAAGCCACAGAACGATAACCTGTGCGCCGTTCCAAAGCCGGAAAAGGGAACGCCAGAATATCTAAGGCGTCAAGCGAGTATAGATGCCTCTGGCTGTAAAAACCGGGGCGTATGCCTGTCACGATGCTCTATTGATGATAAGTTCATCCCCTGGTGTTGCCAATGCACAAATTATAAGTACGAAAAACCACATATCATGATGAGCAGGTACGATGACAGCCATTTATTGCCCAATCTGAGAGGTGTCGGCGATGTATATAAACAATACATATGGAAGAAATCAGCATGAACGAGCTTGCAATATTGTTACTAATCGGCGTTATTGCCCTGATCGTCGGTATTGTGGTCGGGTTTAATATCAGGGAAGAATAAACTTTACAATATATAAAGATGATTGGAACCTATGACCAAAACTCATGAAAGCCGCAATTGAAATAAAAGAAATCCCGCAATATCAGACCACAACAGAGGCTAGGAAGGTAAAACTCGTTTTGGTTGCAACTGGTACAAAGGAAGAAATTAAAAAATATGTGCGACAGATTAAAAAAATTCAGACATCTTGACTTGTTCTCAGGTATCGGCGGTTTTGCCCTGGCTGCGTCCTGGGTATGGGGGCAGCAACATGAAATACATAGCTTTGTTGAGATAGAACCATTTGCACAGAAAGTGTTAAAAAAACATTGGCCTGATGTGCCTATTCATGAGGATGTTACGACATATGAACATGACGGAAGTTCAATTGACATTATTTCAGGTGGATTCCCCTGTCAAGATCTCTCATCAAATGGAAAACATCTTGGATTTGAGGGGGAGAGATCAAGTCTCTACGGTGAAATCCTTCGTATTTGTCACGATGTTAGACCAAAGTACGTTGTCATGGAAAACGTGCCAAACCTGCTTATTGGCGGGGGGGGGGAGTGGTTTGGAAGATTTCTCAGGGATTTGGCCCAAAGCGGGTACGATGCGGAGTGGGAGAGTATATCGGCGGCCTCGTTTGGATTTAACCATATCAGAGATAGAATATTCATTGTGGCCCACCCCACAAGCGTCAGATGGTCAACGGTTAAATTTCAAAATAGAGTCTCATCTACGCACAAAAGGCTTTCAAGGGAATATAGTAGTCCAAGCAATCAAAAGACTCGGAGGATATCCAAAGCCGACATTACCACAGAAGTTGATGGGATACCCAACTTCCTGGACCAACTTAAAGGATATGGAAATGCCATAGTCCCACAAGCTGTTGTCCCAATATTTGAAGCAATAAAACTCATAGAAGAACAAAATTCAGATTAATGATTATCAAAGGAAAAGTGTAATGAAAATAGACATATTGATACACACCATCCCTATCCGGCAGACAGATACAAAGCCGCCAAAATACGAATTATCGCTTACTGTTTTGGGTGAAAAGGCTGAAATAGACAAGGTTTGGCAGCAGATATTAGAGATCCAGGCGTTTAAACCCAAAGAAGACGTTATTTCAAAACAACCCGTAATCTAAAATAAAGGAGCAGAAATGATCATTATCGAGACAATAGGCCGGTGCTGCAATGTATTTGTAGGCACTGTAATCATGACACTGGTGTGCATTGTGCTGGCCGGGTTTGCGTGGGACCGGGGCAAAACGTGGCTAAAAACCAAATTGCGAGGATGAAATGAAAATACCGCCAGGATGGGAAAAAACCAAATGCCCACTCACTGGTTACTATTGCGCTCTTGTGTGTGTTACCGGCGATCAGGTTGGGCTGTATGATTGTAGAGGGTTGGCACGGTGCAGGTATCGGAATGAACTTAAAATAAGGCGAAAAGATGAAAAAAGAACTGTTAAAACTGCTCAGTAACGGCTATTGGGAACCCGATATGTGTCCTGTGTGTGGGGGTGGGGTGTCGGTAACTCAGAGTAATGCCAGATTGAGAGACCAGCCAGGAAGACGTAGACGGAAACAATGCCTCGATTGCAGTCATACTTTTCATACTCTTGAGATATTAGAAGAACCCGCAGCATAAACCTACCTAAAATTCCTACCTTTTTAAAATCG